GGCGGTTCGTAAGACAGCTAAGGGCGCCGCCCTCAAGCGCTGGTTCAAAGAGGACTGGAAGGATGTCCGAACCGGTAAAGAGTGCGGTCGCCAGAAGGGCGAGAAGCGCGGGACTCCGTACTGCCGTCCGAGCAAACGCGTTTCGTCAAAGACGCCCAAAACGGCGTCAGAGATGACGGCTGCTGAGAAGAAGAGCAGGGTGTCGCAGAAGAAGAGTCTCGGTCAGCCAGCAGGCAAACCCCGCCGTGTGAAGCCTCTGAAGAGGAAGAAGTAAATGGCAACGTCCGGTACAACAGCGTTCAACATGGACTTCACGGAGATCGCCGAGGAAGCATGGGAGCGTGCCGGACGGGAAATGCGTTCTGGGTACGACCTGCGTACTGCTCGTCGCTCCATGAACCTCATGACCATCGAGTGGCAGAACCGGGGTCTAAACCTCTGGACTATCGACGAGGGCACGGTAAGCCTCGTTAGCGGGACTGCCCAGTACAGCCTCCCCGCCGATACCGTTGACCTACTGGAACAAGTGATCCGTACGGGAAGTGGTACGACGCAGCAGGACCTGACCATTAACCGGATCAGCGTCAGCACCTACGCCTCCATCCCGAACAAGAATGTTACGGGGCGCCCGATTCAGTTTTGGATTGAGCGGCTTGAAGACGCACCGCGTATCAACATATGGCCGGTGCCGGACAGCAACAACTACACCTTCAAATACTGGCGGATGCGCCGCATCGAGGACGCAGGCCGAGGCGTGCAGACGCCGGATATGCCCTTCCGGTTCCTCCCCTGCTTGGTGGCAGGGCTGGCGTACCATATCGCTATGAAGGTGCCGGAGCTGCAGCCGCGTATCCCGATCCTGAAGGCTATGTACGAGGAAGAGTTTGACCGCGCCGCAAGCGAAGATCGGGTGAAGACCAACGCCCGCTTTGTGCCGCGCATAGGACGCATCTAATGGGTAACCGGTTCGCTTCTAGCCAGCGGGCCCTCGGTATCTGCGATGTCTGCGGCTTTCAGTACAAGCTGCGCGAGCTACGGAACGTCTTCGTAAAGCGCCGCGATACGAACATTAAGGCTTGTCCTGAGTGCTGGGACCCGGATCAGCCGCAGTTGCAGTTGGGCGAGTACCCGGTGGATGACCCGCAGGCTATCCGTAACCCGCGCCCAGACAGTGCTGAATACGCGCAGAGCCGCGCTATTATTGTCCCGTTACAGCCCGCGCCTTGTGCGGGGTTTGTTGGTACAGTGACCGTCACAACGAGTTAGGAGTAGGTCATGAAAGTTAAAGACACCGGCAAGATCAAGAAAGTTCCGAGCCCGAAGATCAACCAGCCGATCAATATGAAAACGTCTGGGATCAAGATTCGTGGTACGGGCGCAGCTACCAAGGGCACCATGGCCCGTGGGCCGATGGCATAGGGCGTAAGTCATGAACTACACCGAGCTGAAGACCAACATTCAGGACATCTGTGAAACGACTTTCACGGACGATCAGCTCGCTATGTTCACGGAGCAGGCTGAGCAGATCATCTATAACTCTGTTCAGATTCCCGCCCTACGCCGTAACGCCACGAGTAACTTCACGGTAGGCAATCAATATCTGGCGCTGCCCTCGGACTTCCTCTACGCCTACAGTCTGGCGGCGGTGGATGGCTCTGGGGACTACCAGTACCTGCTGAACAAGGACGTGAACTTCATCCGTGAGGCTTACCCGGCGTCCTCAGGTACGGGCCTGCCCCAGCACTATGCGTTCTTTGATGACGACTTCTTTATCGTAGGCCCGACGCCTGACTCCACCTATACGGTCGAGCTGCATTACGGCTACTACCCCGAGTCCATCGTAACTGCAGGCACGACGTGGCTAGGTGAAGAGTTTGATTCCGCACTCCTTAACGCCGCATTAGTGCAGGCTGCGCGGTTTATGAAGGCCGAGCCCGATATTGTGCAGAATTACGATAAGATGTTTGCGTTGTCCCTGACCCTGCTGAAGCAGCTCGGAGATGGCAAACTGCGCGAGGACGCCTATCGTTCTGGGCAATACAGGATGCCGGTGAGTTAATGTTTAGTGTAGATGTTTCGGTCTCCTCCGAACCTATCGTCACCGTACACACGACGAATAATCGGGGGTTCACGCCGGAAGAAGTAGCCGGGCGTTGCGTCGATAGGCTGATGAGTGTGTCCGAAACTGCACACCCCCTGATCCGAGATCAGGCTAAAGCGTTCAAGGCGGACATGGGGAAGGTGGTAGCGCACTACATGCGTGAGGCCATTTCCAGTGACCGGACAACTATCTACAATGCCTTAATTGAGGCAGGGCACCCCGAATTAGCGGATGCCATAAGGAGGCTATGACGTGGCGATTACTCAAGCAATGTGCACGTCGTTTAAGACTCAGCTCTTAACCGGCACGCACGACTTCACCAACGGGACGGGCGATACGTTCAAGATCGCGTTGTTCACCAGTGCGGCTACGCTAGGCGCAGCTACGACCGCTTACAGCACCTCTAACGAGGCTAGCGGCACGGGCTATACGGCTGGGGGCAACACGCTCACGAACGTGACTCCGACCAGCTCTGGCACGACGGCGTTCACCGATTTTGCCGATACGACGTGGTCCTCTGCGTCCGTTACGGCTCGTGGTGCGCTGATCTACAACAGCACTGAGGCTGACGCTGCTGTGGTTGTGCTGGACTTCGGTTCGGACAAAACGTCTACGGCAGGTGATTTCACCATCCAGTTCCCGACTGCTGACGCTTCCAACGCCATCATCCGCATCGCCTAAGGGCATGTAAATGGCGTCGTCAACGCTATACGCGGGCTGGGGCAGAGCTGGCTGGGGCGCTGGCTCGTGGGGCCGACCTATCCTTGTTATGGAGGTCGATGGCTCTGCGGGCACGGGCGCGGTCGGCTCGGTCACTGTATCCGCTAATTCCGTTGTCGCCGTCACAGGTGTTGCCGCTACTGGAGCCGTAGGCTCGGTTGTAGTTGTTGCGGACGCGAATGTACCCACCACGGGGCTCTCGGCCACTGGGGCTGTTGGCTCGGTTACGGTTACTGCCGAAGCAGCGGTTGATGTTACTGGCGAAGCAGGTACGGGCGCGGTTGGTAGCGTAGCTGTTACCGGCACGGCAAACGTACCCACTACGGGACTTGAAGCTACCGGTGCGGTTGGTACGGTCGTTGTTGATGCAGCGGCTGTTGTTGATGTTACCGGTGAGGCCGGTACGGGAGCAGTTGGTAGCGTAGATGTTACTGCCGACGCCAACGTTCCCACTACAGGTCTTGAAGCTACCGGCGCTGTCGGCACGGTTTTTGTTGCTCTTGGTCAGACAATCGTTCCGACCGGGGTACAGGCTACTGGGTCCGTAGGCGACGTAACAGTAACAGGCACGGCCAATGTATTCCCGATAGGTGTAGCGGGAACGGGGCAAGTGGGTACTGTTAACGTGTGGGGTGATATAGTACCAACGCCCGGTAATTCGTGGAATGATATAAACCCGTCCGGCGGTATCTGGGTAGATGTAGTGCCCGGTGTTACACCTGATTGGACCGACGTAGCGGCTTAGCTAGAGGATTAGGACATGCCGAGTACATATACCACCAATCTGGGCATCGAGAAGATCGAGTCCGGTGCACAAACGGGGGTGTGGGGTACTACGACCAACACTAACCTCGACATCATCGACCAAGGCATCAACGGCGTACACACTGAGACCCTTGCTGTCCCCGGTGACTCTAGCTCCCCCAATACCCTACCCATCACGGACGGCGCTACGTCTGCTGGGCGAAACAAGCTAATCGAGTTTGTGGACGGTGGCGATCTTGGGGCCACGGCCTATGTGCAGCTCACGCCCAACGATGCAGAAAAGATCGTATTTATGCGGAACAGCTTGTCTGGTGGCCGCAGCGTTATCGTGTTTCAAGGCACCTATAACGCGTCAAACGACTTCGAAATCCCTAATGGTAAAGACGTTGTCCTCAAGTTCGACGGTGCCGGTGTCGGTGCTACGGTAACGAACGTCTTCAACAGCTTGCGGGCGGAGGGCGTGTCCCTTGCTTCGGGCACCACGGTTACTTCCATCCTCGACGAAGACGATATGTCCTCGGATAGCGACACGGCGCTCGCAACTCAGCAGTCGATCAAAGCTTATGTAGACGCGGTGCAAAATTTAACTGCCGTCACCACAGACATCCTCCCCAACACCGACAACAACAACGACCTCGGCTCCGCCTCCAAGCGCTGGCAGGACCTTTACCTATCTGGCGGTCTATATATTGGCGGGACGACTAGCGCTAATTACCTAAGCGATTACGAAGAAGGCACGTTTACGATGACGACCATTTTCTCCGGCGCGCTGGTCGGAGGGACTATAGTGGATAGTCTTGGGTCGTATACCAAGGTTGGGCGCAAGGTGTACTTATACGGGTGGATAGAGGGTAGTGCGCCTATTATCATCGACTCTGGAACGAGCATCGGGTATATCATTTTTGCCCCAGTGCCTTTTTATAGTGATACGGGTACAGGTGTGGGAGGCTCAGATACGACTCATGGCTCGGGAGGGGACGCTACGACGTTCGGGTTCACCTCAAATAAAACAGCCTTCATGCCTTGCGCTGTGTACAACTCTGATTGGTCATGGGGCGCTACTAATGGTCTTACCGGTACAAAATACCTAAGCGCTAACGTCACTTACCTTACGGATGGTACGAGCCCTCCGTAATAAGGAGCTAACATGCTTACTGAATACAAAGAAGTAGACAAACTTGAGGTTGTAACGCGGTATAACCTTATTCAAGTGCGTACCGCTACCGTGGTAATGAAGGACGGGAAAGAAATCGCCCGTTCTTTTCATCGCCATGTTGTGCAGCCGGGCGACGACTTAACCGGTCAGGACCCCAAGGTTGTGGCTATCGCCAACGCCGTGCATACGCCTGAGATTATTGCGGCATTTCAAGAAAAGCGCGCAGCGGACCTAGCGGCGGCAGGCATCGAGGTCTAAACCATGCCGAGCACCTATACCACTAACCTTGGCATTGAGAAGATCGGGAGCGGTGAGCAGTCCGGCACTTGGGACATCACCACCAACCTCAACTTCGACATCATCGACCAAGGGATCAATGGCGTTGTCTCGGTCACGCTGGCGGCTGCGGGCAGCTCTGGCTCGCCCAACACCATCGACATCACCGATGGCACCCTGAGCGATGGCCGGAACAAGTTCATTGAGTTTGTGGATGGGGGCGACCTCGGGGCCACGGCCTATGTCCAGCTCACGCCGAACGACGCAGAGAAGATCGTCTTCATGCGTAACAGCCTCTCCGGCTCGCGGTCGATCTTGGTCTTTCAGGGCACCTACAACGCCGCGAACGACTTTGAGATTCCCGCCGGGAAGGACGTGGTTATCCGCTTCGACGGAGGCGGTGCCGGGGCGACCGTGACTGACGTGTTCAACAGCCTCCTCGTCACCGAGTTTGAGGCAACCAACGCGGCGGCTACGCGCACCAACCTCGGCTTGGGAACGGCGGCAACATCCGACGCGACCGACTTTGATCCAGCAGGCGAGGCGGTGGCCCTCGCGATTGCATTGGGGTAGACCATGGCTAATGCGTTTTTGAGCGAAACAGACACCGGCATTGGCACCAGCCCTGCCACCGTATTTACTTGCCCGAGCGCGACGCAGACGACGATTATCGGCCTCTCGGTGGCGAACATTGAGTCGAGCCAGATTCTCGTGGACGTGCAGCTCGACGCCTCTGGGCGGACCTCTGGGGCCGAGGACAGCGTTTATCTGGTCAAGGCTGCGCCCATCCCAGTAGGCGGGGCGTTGGTGGTCATCGGGGGCGACCAAAAAGTGGTCATGGAGCCCGGGGACGCGATCAAGGTCACCTCCGACACCGCTGCCTCTGCTGACGTTGTCCTCAGTCACCTCGACATCACTTAAGGGGGCGACATGGCGTACATAGGACAAGGGGCGCCGCAGACCTTCCCGGCCACCGTATCAAACCTAAACATCACTGGCCCACTTACTGTGGGTGGGGCTTTGAGCGTTTCTGGCAAGTTTACCGCGTCCGGGGAAACCCTCCTCCCTGCGGGAACTACGGCAGAGCGCCCTGCTTCGCCTGTTGCGGGGTCTGTCCGATACAACACCTCAAAAGGTCTTTACGAAGGGTATTCTGGAACGGCATGGGTTGATCTAAGCGACTTGGCCATAGACGTTGAATATATTGTTATCGCTGGCGGTGGTAGCGGCGGAACCGGCGTTGGTGGCGGAGGCGGAGCCGGAGGCTACCGCTCTTCTGTAACTGGTGAATCCTCAGGCGGTGGGGCGTCTGCTGAATCAAAACTAGCTGTAACGGGCCAATCTTACACAATAACTGTTGGCGCTGGTGGCGCAGGGGTTCCAGACACAGTTAACGGTAATAGTGGAACAAATTCTGTTTTCGACACCATTACCTCTACGGGCGGTGGCGGTGGCGGAGGGTATAGAAAAGCAGGCATATCTGGCGGCTCGGGCGGTGGTGGTGCTGGAGATACTACAAACTCTGCTGGAACAGGAACCTCTGGACAAGGATTTGCTGGCGCGCCTTCTGCAACTTCTGGCAGTGGCGGTGGTGGCGGTGCGGGTCAAGCTGGACAAACCGGCAACGCCACAACTGGCGGGCAAGGAGGAGATGGTGTTTCGTCTTCAATTACGGGAAGCGCCGTCACTCGTGCAGGTGGTGGTGGGGGTGGAACGGAAGGAACAACTGGCGGATCAGGTGGCGCTGGCGGTGGCGGAAACGGAGGTATTAGAAACGCTACAGCAAGTTCTGCTACCGCAAACACAGGATCAGGTGGCGGAGGTGGGTCAGGACCGAGTGGATTTTCGGGTGCTGGCGGATCGGGGGTAATAATTTTCAAAGTCCCCGCAGGAATTGCAACAACATTTTCAGGCGGGGTTACTCATACGTCTGCAACTGTCGGGGATTATGATGTTTACACCGTGACCGCCGCAGGCGCGTCAGATACTGTCACTTTTGGTTAGGAGTAATCATGGCTCACTACGCATACGTTGATGGTCGCAACATCGTGACCCAAGTTGTGGTTGGCAAGGACGAGAACGAGCCTCTGCCGGACGGCTACGCTTCTTGGGAGGCTTACTACGGCGCGATCCGGTGTTCTTACAACACCTACGGCGGCGTTCACGCTAACGGCGGCACTCCGTTCCGCAAGAACTACCCCGGCATTGGCTACACTTGGGACCCGGTGCGCGATGCCTTCATCCCGCCGCGCCCCTTCGCTAGCTGGACGCTGAACGAAGATAGCTGCCTCTGGGAAGCTCCCGTACCGATGCCTGAGGACGGGCAAATGTACCGCTGGGATGAAGATTCCGGGGCTTGGGTAGTTATCGAGGAGCCTGCTGCGTGAGCCGGATCATCTACCAGACGGATGACGGTGGCGTAGCGGTAATCATCCCGACCCCGCAGGCCCTTGAGCGTATGGACATCAAAGCCATCGCAAAGAAGGACGTGCCTACGGGTAAGCCCTACAAGATCGTGGCCGACTCTGAGGTGCCGTCTGACCGGACCTTTCGCGGTGCGTGGGAAGTTGACCCTGACACGCTGACCGATGGGGTGGGCGCATGATTACGGTGAACATGGACAAGGCCCGCGAGATCAAGAAAGACATGATCCGCGCCGAGCGAGCGCCGATGCTTGAGGCTCTGGACGTTGCCTATATGCGCGCTGTGGAGTCCGGGGATACGACCCAGCAGGCCCAGATCGCTGCTGAGAAGCAGGTGTTGCGTGACGCGACCGTTGACCCTGCCATTGCCGCAGCAAGTACCCCTGAAGAGCTAGCCGCCGTGGACCCTCTGGGAGCCTGAAATGAGCAACGCCCGCAACCTCGCTGACCTCGGCACAACGGCAGGCTTAGACCTCGTTCTGAAGGACGGTGATCCGGTAACGGTCAGCACTGAGTACCTTGTTGTTGCCGGGGGCGGTGGCGGCGGGTCTGCTTACGGTGGTGGCGGAGCAGGTGGCTATAGAAGTGGTTCTAGTTTTTCGTTAGTTGCGGGATTCGCTTATACAGTCACTGTAGGAGCTGGCGGGACTGGCGGAGCACCAGCAACAGGTGATAACGGAAGCAACGGCGCCAATTCAGTTCTTTCAACAATTACCTCTGCTGGCGGCGGTGGTGGCGGAGATTATGAACCTGACTCTACGGGCTTAGATGGCGGCTCTGGTGGTGGCGCAGGTTATGCAGCCGGTGGTGGTGTTGGCGGCTCCGGTAACGTCCCGGCTACCTCACCGCCTCAAGGTAACGATGGAGGAACCTCTAGCCCATCAGCTTCGTACTACGGTGGTGGCGGCGGTGGTGGCGCTGGTGCAGTCGGCGGAAATGGCACCTCCACTACGGGCGGAGCCGGTGGCGCCGGAACCTCAAGCTCAATCACGGGGAGCGCTGTTACCCGTGCAGGGGGTGGTGGTGGTGGTGTTTACTCCGCTGGAACCCCCGGAGCAGGTGGCGCAGGTGGTGGCGGTGCTGCTGGCGCATCAGGAGTAATAGGCACTTCAGGAACCACCAATACGGGCGGAGGCGGCGGGGCAGGTCACGCTGGAACAGGGGGACTAAGTTCATGGACTGGCGGCGGGGCAGGAGGCTCCGGGGTAGTGATCCTCAAGGTCCCCGATACCCACGTTGCTCTATTCAGCGCCGGGGTCAGCTACACCCTAACCACGCCCACCGGCTACAACGTCTACGAGATCACCGCTGCGGGAGCTAACGACACGGTTACGCTTTACGATGTTAACGACACTATTTCGGTCGAGTACCTTGTTGTTGCTGGGGGTGGTGGCGGTGGTGGGTATTCTAACACTGGCAGCTATACCGGCGGCGGCGGTGGCGGTGCGGGCGGGTACTTAACCGACACAACTACTCTTTTTGAAGGAATAGCTTACACAGTTACCGTTGGGTCTGGCGGTGCCGCAGGTGGGAATAATACCGGCGGGGCGAATGGCGGAAACTCCGTACTTAATACGGTCACTTCAATAGGTGGTGGCGGTGGCGGTGCTGGAAACGCGATTGGCTCTGCTGGTGGTTCGGGTGGTGGCTCCGGTTACCGAATCCTCTCAGGCGGTGCAGGTACCGCAGGGCAAGGAAATAGCGGTGGTAGCGCAGGAAGCGGAGAAGAAGGCTCCGGCGGTGGTGGCGGTGCAGGCGAGGTAGGTGGTAATGGCAGCACGATCGGGGGTAATTATGCCTCCGGTAATGGCGGCGACGGGTTGGCGTCCTCTATCACTGGGGCTAGCGTAACCTATGCTGGTGGCGGCGGAGGGGGCGGTCTTGGGTCAGGGCCTTATGGGCCAGTCGGAGTAGGGGGAGCCGGAGGTGGCGGCACTGGCGGTGGTTACAACGGAAACTTTACCAATCCGACTGGGAACGCTACAGCAGGCACTGCTAATACTGGTGGAGGCGGCGGCGGTGGCGTAAGAAATATTGACGGTGCTGATCCCGCTCGCGGTGCAGCAGGCGGCTCCGGCGTAGTCATCCTCAAAATCCCCGCTGCAAACTCCGCAACATTCTCCGGTGGGGTTACGCAGACCAGCGCCACGGTCGGTGCCTACAAGGTTTATACGGTGACTGCCGCAGGCGCTAGCGACACGGTGACCTTCTCGTGACCCGAGCCCGCGACATGGGTAACTTCGCCCGCGACGTAGACAGCCTCATTGAGCTGGACGGGTTGCCGATTGAGGTTGCGTATGTAGTTGTCGCTGGCGGTGGCGGTGGCGGAGGGTATTCTGGGGCCGTAACTTATCGAATAACCACGGGTGGCGGCGGTGCCGGAGGGTATCGTTCCTCTGTTTCGGGAGAATCATCCGGCGGTGGGGCTAGTGCCGAAACGACCTTAAAGCTTAGCGTAGACGTTGCGTATACAGTCACTGTAGGGGCTGGGGGCGGTTCTAACGGCTATGGGTCAGATTCTGTTTTATCCACTATCACCTCTCTTGGCGGCGGTCGGGGCTATCGAAGCACCGGGGGTAGTGGTGGTTCTGGTGGCGGTGCTGGCATTGCGGGCAGTAACTCTGGCTCAAATAACCCAGCTTATATCCCCGGCACGGGAGCTGCTGGGCAAGGTTATGCGGGTGGAGGAAGCGTCCGAGAACCAGCGAACGAAAACCAAGGAGCGGGCGCCGGTGGCGGTGCGGGCTCTGTAGGGGGTACGGGAACCCTTGCTGGCAAAGGTGGCGATGGCGGTTATGGGGTTACAACTAACATAACAGGAACCCCTATTACTATTGCTGGCGGTGGTGGCGGCGGGGCCCAAAGAACAAGCGGCACTGCGGTTGCCGGGCTAGGTCGTGATGGCGGCGGAAACGGAAAGAAGGCAAACACTACTGCATCTTTTTCTACTACGGGAGACCCCGGCACGGCAAACACGGGTGGCGGCGGTGGCGGTGCTGTCGAAAACGGTTCCGGTATAAGCACAGGTGGGGCCGGTGGCTCAGGCGTAATTTACATACGGGTTCCTGACACCGTTACGGCTACCTTCTCCGTAGGCGTAACCCATACGCTCCACACGCCAACGGGATACAATGTTTACGAGATCACAGCAGCCGGTGCATCCGACACCGTAACTTTCAGCAGGTGAGGCCATGGCATCGTCAAAAATCAGTGAGCTAGTAGACGGCAATAACTTTGAACCCGGCGACGAGACGATCATCGTCCGCAACGGCGCCAACTTTAAGGTCGATCCGACGATCAACGCCGTCAATGCGTGGGTCAACTTCAACGGGACGGGAACCGTGGCTATCCGTGCGTCCTATAACGTCTCAAGCATCACGGACAACGGGACGGGGGACTACACGGTCAACTTTACGAATGCGCTGACGGATGCCGAGTATTCAAAGTGCGTAGCAACGTCACCAGCTTATGGATCGCAAATAACAACCGTTATGACGGACGTGCAAAGCAGCGGATTGACAGAAGTAGCCCCAACGTCTTCCAGCTTTCGTTTTTTGGTGTCTCACGCATCAAGCGCAACAAGGGCTGACCCAAAATACGCTTCCGTCATTGTCGTCCGCTAAGGAGCCGAGAGAATGAGTTACATAGGCAGAAGCCCTCAGCTCGGCGTCCGAACCCGGTTCTATTACACGGCGACCGGTGGCGAAACGTCCCTCTCCGGTGCGGATGACAACGGCAACACGCTGATTTTCTCTGACGGCACCTACGTCGATGTCCTGCTCAACGGCATCACCCTCGTCGCGGGCGTGGACTACAACACGAGTACGACCAACACCATTTCTGGCCTAGCGGCCCTGACGGCCTCTGACGTTGCCGAGATCGTGGTCTACGACGTGTTCTCCGTGGGCGACGCGGTATCTAAGAGCAACGGCGGGACCTTCTCCGGTCAGGTCAATTTCGATGCCGGGGCAACCGGAGTTCAAGAGATTTTCACCACAACTATCGGCGGCTCCGGTGGCACTACGGACTGGACCGGCTCGGACCCATACACTGCCGCTATGACGGTTTCGGGCATCCTGTCTACCGATGTCCCCGTGGTGGACATCAACCTGTCCAGTGTTGCCTTCGCGGACGTTGCTGATGTTCAGTCAGACTGGTCCTTGGTCTACCGCGTTGCCGCTACCGCCGACGACGAAGTTACCTTCTATGCAACCGCAGAGCCAACAGAAGACTTGGTCGTACAAATCAAGGTGGTGCGCTAATGGCTGAAGGGTTTATTACGAGAAGGGGAACCCCTGATACGTCTTTCTTGGCTGAATACCTCGTTATTGCTGGCGGCGCGGGCGGAAGCTCAGACGCTAATTATGGGGGTCCCGGGGGCGCTGGGGGCGCAGGAGGCTATCGCTCGTCAGTTTCTGGAGAATCTTCAGGAGGAGGAGCTTCTGCCGAAACTCCACTAACTCTCGCTGTAAACACCGCATATACAGTAACCGTAGGAGCCGGAGGCAGTGGGGCTAGCGGTCGAGGAGGGCGCGGAACAGCGGGCGGAACATCAGCATTTTCTACTATAGCCACAATCGGCGGCGGTCCCGGTGGGGAATACAACACTAATCCCGGCTCCAGCGGCGGCTCAGGAGGTGGTGGCTCGGGCGTTGATAACGCTTCAGGAACCTTTGTTGGTGGTGCAGGGACAACTGATCAAGGCTATGCAGGTGGTAGCGGCAGGTTTGTTTATGCAGCGTCTAGCGGCTCTGGCGGAGGAGGCGGTGCTGGCGGCGTAGGCGGCAACGGAAACGTATCTGGGGGGTCAGAAGGAGGGACTGGCGGGATCGGCGTCACGTCTAGCATCACCGGGTCTGCTGTAGGACGCGCAGGTGGCGGTGGCGGTGCAGGGATAACCATTGGTACAGCTACAGATGGAGGTGGGGCTGGTGGATGGTATGCTGCTGGCACTGCCGGTGCGGCAAATACTGGAGGCGGCGGCGGTGCCGCTGGTGGTACCGGAACTTCTGGTGCAGGAGGTTCTGGCGTAGTTATCCTCAAAATCCCGTCTTCAAAAACGGCTACGTTCTCCGCCGGGGTCACTCAATCTTCTACCACCATTGGAAGCTATAAGATTTATACGATCACTGCAGCGGGCGCTACTGATACCGTGACGTTCAGTTGATATAGAATGGTAAACAGGGCCGTGGTTATGGGGGGCGCAGCCCATGTTAGACCCTATAACTGCCATAGCCACGGCTACGGCGGCGTTCAATGGCGTCAAGAAGTTAGTCGCAGCGGGGAAGGAGCTGGAAGACTGCATGGGTCAGATGGCCCAGTGGTACACAGCCATATCCGATCTGGGGGAGGCAGAGAAAGCTGCCAAGAACCCGCCGCTGTTCAAGAAACTTACGGGCGGAAAGTCCGTCGAGCAGGAAGCGCTAGAGATATTTGCGCACCGCAGGAAGGCGCAGGCGCAGGAGAAAGAACTCCGCGAGATTATCCTGTATGCCTACGGCAAAGATGCTTGGACCGAACTTATCGGCTTGAGGAGGCGCATTCGGCTGGAGCGCGAGAAGGCCATCTATGCACAAAAGCGTAAGCGCGAAAACACGTTCTGGACGACGCTTACTATCGTGGTGCTAACGTTTTTGTGCTACGGATTTTACGCTACACTCACCTTCGTGATTACTGAGCTAAGACCTGACACCGAGGAGGTTCAGGCCGACTGAAGGAACGCGCTATGGAATTTGGCATGGATACCGCGTGGAGCGGATTGCTTACGGCTATCTTGGGCGCTCTAGCTTGGACGTTTAAGAGCAGAGCTGACGAGTTACAGCGAATAAGCATCCTGCTCAACCGTACTCGGGAAGAGATCGCCAAAGAGTACGTTACCAAAGCCGAAGTCCATGCCGATATAAACCGCATCATTGACCGCCTTGAGGCTCTGGATGCCAAGCTTGATAGGCTGATGGAGCGCCCATGAACTTCGACGCCATCAAGAACATCGTCGGTGCCGTAGCACCTACCCTCGGAACGGCGCTTGGTGGTCCCCTCGGCGGTGCCGCAGCCTCAGCCATTGCAACTGTTCTTGGTTGCGACAACGACCCTCAGAGCTTGCAGAAAGCGCTAGCAAAAGCCACTCCCGAGCAGCTCACCGAGATCAAGAAAGCCGAGCTGGACTTTGAAGCCCGCATGAAGGAGCTAGACGTAGACCTTTACGCGCTCCAGACCCAAGACACCGCCGACGCCCGGAAGCACTTTGCCAAGGACTGGACGGCGCGGTTCCTAGCCATCGCCCTGTGCCTTCTGTTTGCTGGGTACATCATCTTGGTAACCGTACTGCCACCGGACCAGAACAGCGATGCGATCATTAACCTCATCCTTGGCTCGATTACTGGTTCGTTTAGCACGGTTATTGCGTTCTACTTCGGCAGCAGCCAGCGGCAGGACTGATATGAAGGAACGTATGAAGACAGGTACGGAAGGTGTTGAACTTATTAAGCATTTTGAAGGGTGCCGTTTGGAAGCATACCTATGTCCTGCTAACGTGTGGACTATTGGCTATGGGCATACTGGCGGCGTCCGAGAAGGTGACGTGATCGACCAAGAAGCGGCGGAAGCCTACTTGATCGAAGACCTAGAGGAGTTCGAAGGTTATGTTAACGACATGGTGGAAGTCGCTCTCAAGCAAAATGAGTTCGATGCTCTCGTGGCGTGGGTGTTTAACCTTGGCCCGGGCAATTTTAAGGAAAGCACTCTCCTTAACCGCATTAATTATGGACCTATTAGCGACGTGCCTACGCAAATCCAGCGATGGAATCGAGCGGGCGGCAAAGTTCTTGAGGGGCTTGTAAAGCGTCGCGCTGCCGAATCTGCTTTGTGGCAGGGCTTGGACTGGCGGGAGGCGGTGTGAAGAAAGTTTTTGAGCCAAAGATGTTAGGATCAGGTAGTATCGAGCCTGCCCACGAGATTGAAGCTGTCTGCTCAAACTGCGGTTTTGACGTAGATGAAGCTGAACTCGCGGCATCCACCTGCTCCGACTGCGGCCAAGCCCTAGTCCTCAAGCAGAGCGTAGCGATCAAGGTAACCACCGTGCCGATGTCCGGCGCGTCGATGTGATGGGTCCGCTATGGCTCTACAAAAGGTACTGCTGAAGCCCGGAATCAACCG